ATGGAGTCTTTAGATTCCTAGAGCCTAGTGAGGGAGATGACTTCAAGTCTAATGCACCTGGCAATAAATCTTATTTTAGATTCTGCGAGACGCTAGGCTTGGATATAGAAAAGAAGGTCGCACAAATCGATGGACAAGATGTAGAAGTTAAAATCTTACCATCACTTGACCCTTCTCAAATCAACGGAAAACCTGCAATAGCAGTTGTTGATAAAGGTAAACCATATACTACCAAAGATGGTAAAGAAAGGACACCATTTGTAGTTAAGTTTATCAAAACATGGGAAGGCGGAGAGGTTAAGAACGATGACATTCCTTTCTAAAGATAAGAGGAGACGTGTAGGTCGAGCAAAAGGGTTTTTAATTAACACTCTTTATGGCTTAGGTCTAAACGGAAGAAAGATATCCAAAATTGTGGGGGTATCGAGAGCTACTGTGTACAGGCATATACGCAAGTAGCAAATGGGAGACTCCGCTATCCGCGAGGAAGTGGGGAGTGTTTTTTGGGTTCCCTTTATTTGCCTAACAACCCATCCTTTCGCACTCTGGTTCAGTCTCCCAAGAATTATAGGTGACATGATGTTACCTCGTCGAAAAGAGAACGGGAGTCTTCGGACTCCCTGACTCGATAGGAGGAATATGAAAAAAGAGTCAAGCCATATACGAAATGTAAGAAAAGTAAAAGAGATTGCTAATGGATGTTGGTGGATTGAGATGTATCTTATGGATAGATGTGGACTAACAACATCTTGGAAGACCGTTCAAGATAGAAAAAGAGAGAGGTTTTAAAGTGGTTAAAGAAGACATGAATGATTTAATGGAGCATATATTTGATGAAGTTACTCGCATCAGAAATGCGGGGCAGACTGAGTATGCTAGAGATTTAGATAATGTATTTGCAAATTTTGAAAGAGTCGCATCGTTTACAGGTACGACAAGAGAGAAAGCACTATTGACCTATATGATTAAGCACGTAGATGGACTATGTGCCTACGCTGATGGTCATAATTCACAACGAGAAGATGTCAGAGGTAGATTGACAGACATTATAGTTTATGCAATGCTATTCTGGGGAATGGTAGTGGATAATAAAAACAAAGGAGATAATAATGGGTAGAGCCATAGATATGGAAAAGGATATTGATATCCTAAAAAAAGATGTACAAGAGCTAAAAGACATACTTAATGACATTTTAAATGAGGTACAAGAAGATGACAAAAAAGAAACCAAAAAAACCGACACTAAACGAAGTAAAGCAAGTAGTGGAAAATCTGATACACGACACGACGATAGTAAATCAGAAAGTTGATTCTATAGCATTAGTGGTTAATGACTATATAGAATATAAGAAAGATGAGACTAAGTTTTTAAAGTATTTACAGAAAAAAAAGGAGGCTAAAGATGTTAAGCAAGGAACTACTGATAAAAGTTCTAAGTGAGCATAATTGGGGAATATTCCTCAAGAGTAATCCTTTACAAGAGATGTCTACATCTAATGTTGGTATGATATATAAAATCAACGAAATAGATATAGATAGCGTTGTAAATGAATACAATACTATGCTTGATACTTATACTGACAAACCAGAAGAATAAAGGGAGAAAACAATGAACCAAATTGTAGATGAGTCTACTGAAAATGTAGTCTTAGGGAGCCTTATCCTCAATCCAGACGAATACAACATGGTCGCACAATACGTTCCAGAGAATAATGTGTTCTCACAAAAGAAGTCAAAGAAGCTGTGGGAAAAGATAACAAAGATGCGACAAACAAGTCAGCATATTGATACGCTTACAGTATGCTCATCCATCACTACTGATGACATGAATAGCGGTATCACAAAGAGTTATGTTATCGATTGTACGAGCAATGCATGTATGGTAGGTGCTACCGAAGCGTATGCACAGAAAATATATGAGAAATATCTTTTGCGTAGAATCGTACAAGAGTCTGATAAAATAAAGCATGATGTATTGCACTATGGTACAGATGTGTATGAGTTAATTGGAGATGCACATACGCTTATGGGAGAACTTATAAAGGTCAGACCAGGCATGAAGTTTAGCATCGATGAGGCGATGTCAGAGACAGTTAAAAGCATGGGTAGCGGTGACAAGAGAATGATACGTACTGGATATCCTAAGATAGATAGCTTCGCAGGTGGTCTTACAAGAGGAGAGATTACGATTGTAGGTGGTAGACCAGGTCATGGTAAAACTACGTTCCTTGTAAATCTATTAGCATCACTTGTAGGACAAGGTTTTAAAGTCGCGGTGTTTAATAGAGAGCTACCTAACACAGAGGTGCTTAAAAAATTAATATGTATAGAAGAACCTAAACTAAACTATAGAGATGTGAGGCGTGGAATATTCTCAGAGAAAACTGTAGAACTTCTGAGACAATCACAGAAAAAGATTACATCTAAGTACAGCGAAGACAAGTTTATTATGTTTGATGATGTTAGAGACTTTCCTAAAACTGCATCAGAAGTAAAGAAATTTAAACCCGATGTTATTATAGATGATTATATACAGCTTATAACTCCTTCAACAAGACAAGATACAAGACGTCTACAGCTTGAGGAGATTTGTAATGCATATAAATGGCTTGCTAAAGAGAGTAATGCATCTGTAATTCTAGCATCACAACTTAACAGGTATTTAGAAACAAGAGGTGGCGAGGCTAAAAGACCACAACTTTCTGACCTTGCAGAGTCTGGAGCTATAGAACAAGTAGCAGAGAACGTATTCTTTATATATAATAAATATAAAGTAGACCCTGCAACTGCAAGTCAAAATGAGTTACATCTTGTTGCCAGTAAAGTACGTTATGGTGAGACTGGCGAGGTTACGCTTGGTTACCATGGAGACATCTGTACGATATACGATGAACTACCAATACCTGTATATGGAGCAAATTATGCCAAAGAGCAACTTAAAATTAATTAAGTATATAGGTATAGACCCTGGTAAGGGTGGTGGCATTGCAATGCTACAAGGTAGAACAATGAAGGTCAATAAGTGCCCAGCAACAATCGATGATATGTCTATGATATTCGCGTTACTCATAGGCGACACTCCTCCTAGTAACATCCGTGTTATTATTGAAAAAGTCTGGGCACGACCTACAGATGGTAAATCATCTATATTTACCTTTGCACAAAACTATGGGAATTGGGAGGGCATAGTCTCTTCGCACGAAATAAAAACATATTACGTGACTCCTCAAGTATGGATTAAATCCATTGGGTGCCCTCCTAAACTTTCCAAGAAAGACCGTAAGAACTATTTAAAAGAACTGGCAAAGAAAAAATATCCAAAGGTGGCTAAGAAAATCATATTAGCAACAGCAGACGCTGTGCTTTTAGCAGACTATGGAAAGAACATTGCTAAAATTAAGTGACATAGCAGAAGTATTTGGAGAACTAAAACGAGTAGCTGAAGGAGGCAAATTAGTGGGCATAACATACGAAGAAATGAAGAAGTTTGATTTAGACTTAGAATTTGGCAAAATTGGAGAGGATTTTGTCCAAGACATGCAGAATGGTAACACCATGATAGAAGTTAAGACAGAGCGCGATATATGGAAGAATACAGGGAATATAGCTGTAGAGGTTAGATGTAATGGCGTTCCATCAGGCATTTCTACTACAGGCTCTGCAGTTTGGATACATTTACTGAGTTATAATAATAAGATAGAAGGTGGATTTATATTTTCAGTAGATGATTTAAAAGATAAAATTAGAAGATTGTTGAAAGAAGAAAAAGCTAGGCTTGTAATGGGTGGTGATTTTGATTCTAGTCAGATGGTATTGCTACCAATTAAGGAGCTATTTTAAAACATTATTGTATTGCTTTTTAAATGCCTTCTAATATTTTTCTTAGCTTGTTTTAATATTTCAGGGTCTTTTATATACTTTTGTACATGTTTAGTTAAACCCATAATTTT